CCACTGACGGCGGGGCTTTTGGTTTGCTGCAAGCAGTGTGGGAGCCGCCTGTGAGTCTATGCTATCAGTTTTTGGATAAGCCTTCCAGCCGTTGATCTAGGCTTTTATGACCCATTACAGATGGTTTTTGCAAGGGGGGATGTTTTTTTTGGATAAGCAACTATGGGAAGTTTGCCGCGAAAAATGGCAAAATCTGCGCCCACGCAAAACATACCAGGACATTGCCGACGAATCCGGCGTTTCGGTCAACGCTGTGGCGCAGTTTCTGCGCGGCGAGACAAAGAATACCTATGTTCAGACTGCCGCGCCGATCTGCAAGTCGCTGGATGTGTCCATTGATGACGTATACGAAATCAAATGCCATGGACAGCCGGAACAGCCGGACGAAATCCAGCAGGAACTAGCGCACGCGAATCAGATGCTGCGGGTCTATGCGCGTGGGCTTCGCGTTCGAACCGGTATTATTTTTGTTTTGTGTGCCGTTTTGACGCTGGCGTTGGCTGCGCTGATTATCGACCTGCGCAACCCGAACCTCGGCTGGATTCGCACCGCCTTGCGCGTCTGTGTCCAAGTCTGACACGGGAGGTTTGTATGGCGATCCCCAAGTACTACGTGCGCCCGGATGGGCTGCATGAGACGATCATCAAAATAAACGGCAAGCGCAAAGCCTTCCGCGGCCGAACCGACCGCGAGGTCTGGGAGAAGGTCAAAAGCTACCGCGCCGACGTGGCCGCTGGGAAGACCGAGACCTTTGAGAACGTAGCGCACGCCTGGTGGAACGAGATCGAGCCGACGCTAGCCGACAACAGCTACAAAAACTACAAGCCCGCCTACAATCGGGCAATCGCTGAGTTTGGCAAAGCGGACGTCTCGTCGATCACAGCGAAGGACGTGGAGAAATACATCAACTGCTTTGCCAAAACCTACGCCAAAAAGACCGTTACCACGCAGCGCCAGATCATCCGTCAAATTCTCAACAAGGCCCAGCGCGAAGGGTACATCGCCTACAATCCGGCAGACGCGGTGCTCCTGCCGAAGAACCTGCCGCAAAAGCGGCGGCACGCGCCGGGCGCTGACCAGATCGCGAAGATCAAAGCCGGCGTGACGGAGGACTTCGGACTCTTCGCCTTCCTGATCTATTACACCGGCTGCCGCCGCGGCGAGGCGCTCGCCCTGCGCTACGAGGACATCGACCGCGCCGCAAAGAAGATCCGGATCAACAAATCGGCGTATTACATCGGCGCCCAGCCGAACATCAAAACGCCGAAGACGGAGGCTGGCAACCGTGTTGTGCCGCTGCTGTCGGCGCTTGAAAAGGCGCTCCCGGAGAAAAAGCACGGCTATATTTTTTCGGACGATGGCGGCAAGTCCCCCATGATGGACCACCGCGTAACGAAGGCTTACGCGGCGTATCAGACCGCGACCGGCGTGACCGTGTCGCCGCATGAGATCCGGCACGGGTACGCAACTGCCCTCCACGACGCGGGCGTTGACTACAAGACGGCGCAGCAGCTGCTCGGACACGCGCAGCTCTCCACGACGATGGACATTTACACGGACGTCCTCGACAACACGATCAGCGACGCCGCGGCGAAGATGGACAGCGCGTTTTGACTGTGTTCACAGCTGTGTTCACACGCCTGTATTTTGGTGTTCTGATATGCTAGTTTTTGCTAAGCTCAAAAGCGGATTTCCCGGAATGATTTCGGATGAAAAGTTGCATGATTTCGTGCAACACAGGTAAAAACGCAAAGAAAAGCAGCTAAGAATCAAATCTTAGCTGCTTTTCCTTTTGGCGCGGAAGGAGAGATTCGAAGCATATAAATCCAAAGTAATACCAATGTAAAATCAGATTACTGTGTTTTTACTGTGTTCAATCTCTTTCGAGCCTCGGCTCTACGATACCGTGATAATACCCGGCGATTTTCGCCTCGGGGCCGCCGCCGTCCTTGTCAAATAGGAACGCCTTCGCGAGGTCTGCGTAGTATTCCGGCCGGTCGAGGCCGTATTTCTGCGCGACGTCGAAGTTGTCCGAGTACTCCATATTGAGTGCCGCGAACCAAATCCACGGGTCGACGTGCACGCCGATGCTGTTGGCCACAGCCGTGGTCTGCTCGAGCGTCCAGTGCGCGCCCATCGAGCCGTCGTCATTTTCCATGTGCTCTGTCCAGCGCCGCGCGTCGTCCTCGGTAAACGTGGAGGCTTCGGACTCCATCGTGATCTTATCCGCCTTGCACAGCGCGTCCATGAGCATGGTGCAGCTGCCCACGCTTCGGGAGCTCACGGGCTCCGCCATACACGCCTCAAGCGCCTCGCAGAGCTTTGCCTTATAGGCTTTGATCTTGTCCGTCATAGGCTAAGCAAGCTTGAGCAGGCCGGTGCAGAGCTCGACCACATTGCCCGCTGCCGTCGAGTCGGTCGTCGCAATGAGGGTAAAGGTGTGGTTCACGCAGCAGCAGCACCCGGGCAGCGCCAGTTCCGTCTCCGTGTGGATCTCGGTGTTTCCGGTCGCCGGAAGCGTTACCTTGCGCAGCGTGCAGGGCAGCGCGACGCCGTCCATGTACCACTGCAATGTGAGCTCGCCAGCCGCGGACGACGTGATGACCGCATCGGCTACTAGGTGATAGAGCCCAATTTTTACGGTGTCGTAGCTCTGAGGCTCGACCTGAATGGACTCTCCGGAGTTGACAACCTTCGCGCCCGCAAGCGTGAGCACTGTCGCAGCGTTTGCTGCAAGCGTCTGCGGGCTGTTATTAAAATACCGGACGCAGGATTTCTGATAGGATTTGTTTCCGCTACAAGACATTTACTCGTCTCCTTTCAAAATTATGAAAAACGGGGCAATCGCCCCGGATAGTTATATCAGGTTTGGGCCGTCCGTCAGCCGCCGCAGCCGCACGGATTGCAGGGCGGGTTCTGGTAGTACCTGCCCAGCTGGCCGAGGATGTACTGCGACTGCATATAGTCGTTGTTCGCGGCGCGGCTCTGTGCGAGTTCGTCGCGCAGGCGCTGGTTCTCCTGCTGCTGCAGGAGCGTTCTGGTCGCCTCGCCCTCGGCGTGGATAGCCGTCTTGAGCTCGCAAGCGTTGATACTGGCGTTGTAGTTAACTCCGTCAATCGCGCGGAGGATGTCGCAGCAGCACTTCTGCTGCACAGAGATGCCGCTCTCCGTGACGGACTGCAAATCGCGCAGCTCGCCGAGGATGTTGTAGGCGTTGTCCTTGACGGCGCTTGTGACGTCGTACGCGCCCTGACGCGTTGCGGCCACGCCCTCGTTGTTCTGGCGTTCCAGCGCGGCAAAGTCAGTGGCGCGCTGCACGTCTGCCTGCGTAGCAGGCGAGCTTTCGCCGCTGCCGCCGAAGCCGCGTCCGGCAAAGAGCAGGAAAAACAGTGCAATGAGAATCACAATGCCCCAGCCGCCGAAGCCATAGTCCTTGTTGTCCATAGATGTCCCTCCTTTCCGTCAGATTTGATAAACGCTTTCGCGTGGTATCACTTGATCTGCCCTATGAGGTCTCCCACGGTTTTGTTTTTGTTTGCCTCGAACCAGTCGTTAAACCCCGGCTGCGAGGCAAGGAAACTCAGGACCATCTGCGGACTCTGTCCTTTAAGCGTCGTCATTGCTGTCTGCATCAGCCCGCTCAACACTTTGTTTCCGCTGTTTCCGCCCATCAGTGCCATGATCGGATTTTGCATTTACTTTTCCCTCCAAATTCTCAAGCCTAGAAGCCATGCTCTGCATGCCTTCCGCGATCTGCTTCAACTGCTCCTGTAACTGGTTTGCTGCCTTTTCTTCTTCGGTCGGCTCCGGAAAAATGCGAAACCGTGCGACGGTTTTTGCCGCCATGCTGTCTGTCCGGATGTAATAGAGCAAATTCTCCGTTTCATGCAGCGCGAGCGCGTTATCGTTCGGCTGCATCTGCAAATTGTTGATGCTTGCCTCGCTGGCTACTGTCAGCACGCCGAGCTTTGGCGGCTGCACTTGCATTTGTGCCGGCTGCGGTCGCGGCATGGGCTGCATCTGCACCTGCTGCGCGCCGTCCATCTCCCAGCGCCCGGTGTATGGGTTGTATGCCATCCTGTGTCCCTCCTTATGCTCCCATTGTACCGGCGCACAGATTTTTAAGGGTGGCACGAGCGTGCGGGAATGTGAAGTTGCGTGAAATACGAAAAGCCCCGGTGCCGTCTCTGGC